TCCCCTCCCTCCCGAATAGCCTCAGCGATAACATCTTTTGGATATTTATCTGCTGCCAGTAGCAGCGACCCACACCACAGGTCGTCCTCGGTTATCAGGTGCTTGTGCGGATGCTCAATTGTTTCCCATGAATTACGCAACCGAACCGCCAGACGATCAAAGAAATCGTCAGACACGATAGGTGCGTCTTTGATGTAATAGGCATATGCCGCCATGAGATACCAGCGCACGCCAGCGTTGATGTCCTGTTCAATTTCGCGCGTGGCTTTGAAGTCCTTCATTCTTTCCCTCCCTCCCGAATAGCGGCGGCGACAATCGCCGCAACGGCGTCTGTCAGATGTTCTTTCGCGACCGCCGCCGCATCCTCCGCGCACTGCTCCCGTATCACCGGCTCAGCGACTGCGAGTGCGGCGCGCATGGCGTCAGTGCGCCCCTTGTAGGTTTCATCCATACACGCGCCCGTCCAATCTGCGTCCCAATAGGTCGAAAGCGCCCTCTCCACCACATCGTCAGGGATGTCGCTGGTCATTTCCCCTCCTTCGCGGCGTCAATCATCACTCGCCAGCAGATAATGCTTCCATCCTGTGACCAACTCGCGCCGGGGTTTGTCCAATAGCGTGTCGCCTGCAACCTCATAAATGGGTCAGGCTCACGCAGGGCGTCGAGAACGGCGTCTGCTAGTTCAAAAATCCAATTTTCTTGGGCTAATGTGAGAGTGTCCCATTCCGTCTCACAGTCGATTTGTGTGGCAAGAGCCCGCGCGATCCGCTCGCGCATCGGGGTTTCGGTGGTGGTCATTGATTTTCAATCCCGTCAAGCATGTATCGCACCATCTCTTCTTTTGCCGCTTCCGCGCGGGAAGCATGGCTCGCGCATGTGCTTCGCCACTGGTCGCGCTGCACAGTCATATACGCAAGCTCCCGCGTCAGCCGCTTGTTTTCTTCCTCCAACAGCCGGGCGGATTTCTCCCATTCGTTCCGCGCCCGCGCCCAGTAATCCCTCTCCAGCGTCAGCCGCTCCACCTCGCCGCGCAGGCGGGTGATTTCTTTTATCGCCAGCCGCTCGTTTTTAGTGATGACCGTTTCATAGTTTCGCGTCTCCTCGTTGTATTCAGGGCGACCACATTTCAAGGTCTCAAGAATGTCTTGACTACTCATCTACCCACCTATCATTTTCTGTGGCCGCTCGCCTTCCTTGCACCATTGCAAGGCTGTGGCTTCGTCCGGGTAAACCCGTGCGTCCCATATGTTCACAGTGTAGAACATACCAGTCCCTTCCGCCGCGACATATGCGCGGCGGTATTCGTTCCAGATAACCCATTGCACGGGCACTGTTGTGCTAGTCATCAAACGCGCTCCCATTCTGCAACATGTAGATCATACCATAGAGCGTATCCTTGAACGCACCGGAAAAGCCACTGTCAGGGTCCAATATACGCACTTTCAACAGGTCTACGGTTTCCTCATCCGCGAACTCTATCTTGGCGCACAGCGTCGCCAGCATCTCAAACGCGATCGCAGCGTGTTCACGTTCTGTGTAGCTCATCGTTTTCGCTCCTCATTCCCCAGCGTATTTGTTCAACATTTTGAGATACTTACGATCACCAACGGGCTGGTATGCACCCTTGTGGCTTGGGACTATCGTGCGTCTACTCGCGTCACGACGCGATTGCGCCTCCCCACAGGGGAGGCACAGCCTTATACCAAGGGCTAGTCGCCCTTGTGGTATGATATTCGTGCAGCGGGTGCAGAAAGCATCCACGCTGGGGTCTAAACCAAAAGCAGAAACACCACTCATCCAAACACCTCATCAAAAGCGCCATGTATGACACGGGCTGCGGCTACCGCAGGATAGCCTTCGACAGACAGTTTACGGGCAAACGCCAGAGACACGGGTATGGTAGATTTCTCCGGGTAAGGGTTAGTGTGCGTCCTGTGGCGGGTTGTGGTTACGCTATACTTCTCCTCGTTCTCATACCAGCGTTCGGTTGTGCGCTCCCATACGAACAAGGGCCAGTGTCTACCATAGCTATAGACAGCATAGGTGTCGTCTGTCACCCACTCGCCAAAGAGGGTTTTGTTGTTGTTCTCAAAGGGTAGTCGCTTGGCTACGTATTTACGCACCTCACGGTTAGTGAGACCACGTGTCGGCTTGTCTTTAGTTTGGTGGCCGTTGGCCACACTTTGTGTGTTATCCATTACCTGCTCCTTATGTTGTGCGTATCCATTGCCTGTTTCACGACTCATGAATGAGTATAGCCATTGCGCTCTATGCACAGCCACATCCCTGCCCAAGGCAGGACGATAGCGCCATCGCAGCCAAAGGTAGGCTGTATGGTAGCCCTGAACTGGCGATAGGTTAGTCGGGAGTCTGCCAGTGTGGGGTCCCACGAACGGCGGTTATATACTCGCAGGATAGCCTTACGCTGCTCTTTGGTTGTCTTAATCATATCAGGCTCCCTTCTCTGGTGTGATATCAAACACATAGGTAGCTACGTCACACGCTAGTCCGCCAAAACTGGTAGCATCGTGATAGCGCCTGAAATCGCCACAGTCATCGTCATCCACAGATAAACACCAGCATTTGCCGTATGTCTCCAGCATGTATTCCGTGAAGCGGGTAAACACCCGCTCCTCGTTAGGGTCGAACTCACCCTCATAACCATAGGTAAGGGCGCAAGCCCAGTGTCGTGGCAGGACATACTCGGTCGTCGTGATCATATTCCTATCCTCCCTCAATAGCAGACCTGAATAAACATCACTGTGCAGGACCGATAGGGTCTGAACTCTATCAGATCACCATAGGATATAGTTCTCCCTTGCACACCAGAGAGTCCCATAAGGCGTTTGGCTAGTCGCATGACAGCGCGATCAGACTTGGCGTCTGGTATATCTACCACCTCTCTCTTCACCCAAGAGTAGTTAGCTTCACCACCATAGGTGTCGGTATATTCGATCAGAAGGTTAGTCATGGCTGTGATCTCCGTGTTGATTCGACGCACACCGATCATGCCACGATCCCGGCGGGAAGTCAAATCGGCGGTTTCGGCCTTGCCCGGATAGCCTTAGTTTTGTGCATAGAACGCACCAAATGTAAAGTTTCGGATTCTATCAACATGCCAGAGGAGTCGAAAAGAGAACAGATAGTTGTTAGCTTCATGCACGCCTAACTTTACAAAATGTAAAGTTTCGCATTGCGCCAACACGGAGATATCTTCCGGCACTATCTAAAACTATCTGTAAATGCCACGGATTTAGGTAAAATATCTAAAATAACTTTACACGTTAAGTATTTGAAAAGAAACGAAAAAGCCCGGAATTATCCAAAATATCCGTGTTTTTGTCGTAGCAGCGCCACTTTACATTTGGTTGAGGGAGTTAACATGGGGGTGAGGGGGACGGCAGGCCGACAGGTTCACTGTATGTTCTCATGTAAAGTAAGCGCGTGTTAAAAAATTTACGGATATTTTAGATAAAATGGATACCCTTATTTATATATATAACTTAGCTACAGATAGATATACCCGTGGAATCAATGACTTGTGGAATTTCGCCTGTTGACGCGACTAACAAAATGTAAAGTTACGACCCTTTATCTGTGTAAAGTTTCGGAGAGCCATTTTAGATAGTTTAGATAGTCCTATAAAAATCAATCACTTACGAGACCGTGTAAAGTTTAATTGTCTACACAAGTTACATTGCCTAGCCAGACCCCAAAACTTTACATCTTTGAGGTCACGACCTATAGGCCCCCGACGTATGGCGAAGCACACACCAAAATGTAAAGTTAGATTGTAAACACTAGAGCGTCCCGCGTATGTTCGGACAGGCCAAATGCGGACAAAGAAAAACCCCGCCTTGCGGCGGGGCTGTGGTTATTCAGAGAGGAACCAGACGATTGGCAGGGCAATCGAGAGGCAGGAGAAGAGCGTAAACCAGTCCATGATTCTATTCCTAGGTAGGGCAGGGCGCTTGCGCGCCCTGCTATGTTTCACTGTGGTTTCATGATAGCGCGAAGGCCGTGCTTTACCTTTAGTCGTTCGAGCATTTTCCACGCCCGAGCTTCTACTACTTTCACTTCGTGAACCTTACGATTGCGACGGTCCACAATGACAATAGTGCGATACGTGGTTTTCATGGTTCTATCCTTTGGCAAGAGAGGCGGGCGCTTTCGCGCCCTGCCCTTGCTTAGTCGGCGTTCTTTGTTGAGAACTTGGAACGATTAGCGTCAATAAAGGCCCGGATTTTCTTCACCGATTTATCCGAGAACACGAGGTCCGCTTGCTGGATATAGAACCATTTTTGGTTGGTTTTTCCCCAGCCAAGCGAGACAACAAGCGATCCTTTATCGCTTACTTTGCAAGAAATTTCCGTCTCTCGCGTCTGCGGCTTCTCGGCTTTGAGAGCCGCATTTTCGGCCTGTAACTTTTTGATCATTTCAAAAAGTTGCTCATTAGAGACAGCCGTAGCGTTCGAGGCGTTGAGCTTCGTCATGATAGTCACCTATTCGATTGTCAAACAACACCGGCCCGAAGGCCGCATCGAAGCCGCATTGCTTCGACTCATTTAGTGTGCATGAAACGCACAAAAATGTCAAATCCCTAGCAAAATCAATAGGTTACGCGGTTCATGCTTTGTTCTCGATTGCGGCGCGGCGAGGCGCGACGGCGGGGGCCGGGGGGCCACATGGACTGGCGATTGCTAGCCCCCCGCCATGTGTAGTATCCCACTTTCAACAAGACCCAATTTTTACAAATGTTAGTTAAGCTAACATGTCTACATTTGCCTCTAGCTAACACGTTTACATTCACGCCCACCCGACCCACTTGCGTTCTATCAACATCCAGTCTACCTTCACCGCATGATTCAGGATCCATACACCAAGTGGTCAGACCGTCTCGCCTTTGACATTGCGCTTCGTCTTGAGGGCAGTGGAGAGGAGGTGGATGAAATACTGGACAGGCACCGCCTGCTGGCCACAGACCTGCTGGCGTTCAACAAGGACCCGATCTTCCTCAAGAAGGTGGAACACTTCCGTGGCGAAATCCGCGAGAAGGGGATCACGTTCAAGATGAAGGCCAAGGCGCAGGCCGAAGAACTGCTGACGACATCATGGGCGCTCATCCACAGTCCGGACGTTAGCGCTGCAGTCAAGGCGGACCTCATCAAGTCTACGGTCAAGTGGGCCGGACTGGAACCCAAGAACGATCCCGTTGAGATGGGCGGGGGAGGGGGCGTACGTATCATGATTAATCTTGGCGGGCAGGAACTAGGCACAGCGAAGTTGATCGATGCAGACCCCATCCCAGCCCCAACAAACGATGGTTTATAAAATCCGTAGCGTCCAACTGGCGCGTGCATTGGAAAGACTGTTGACAATTAAAGGCGCGTCGTACCAGACCAAGATCGTCAAAACGCGACGGCACGGGGTCCAGTACGTAGTGACGGTGTTCAATGGATATTGACTATACCCCGCCGCCGACCGGCGCGAAGTTCATGAAGTCCAACGCGAAGATGCGCGTGCTGATGGGACCTGTCGGTAGTGGTAAATCCGTCACCTGTTCCTTTGAAGTTATCAGACGTGCGTCCATGCAGCAGCCCAACGATCAGGGTATACGCAAGACTCGCTTCGCTGTGGTGCGTGAGACGGCGCGGCAGCTTCAGGACACGACCATCAAGACTTTCCTCGACTGGTTTCCGCCGGGGCCGTGCGGGCAGTTTATGCGCACCACCAAGACCTACTTCTTCAAGGTGGGCGACGTGGAGTGTGAGATCATGTTCCGCGCGCTGGACGACGCGGACGACGTGGCGAACCTCAACTCACTGGAGTTGACGGGGGCTTGGTTCAACGAGTGTCGTGACATTCACCCTGACATCGTGGATGCGATGTCTAAACGTATCGGGCGCTTTCCATCCAAGAAAGACGGTGGGCCGACGTGGCATGGGATGTGGGGGGATACCAACCCTCCGACCATGGACACATGGTGGTACTACAATCTGGAACACCTCAGCCCGTTGGATGGAGTAAGTCCCAATGACAACGGATGGGAAGTCTTTAAGCAGCCTAGCGGTCGCAGTCCTTATGCCGAAAACATCGAGAACCTACCCGATGGCTATTATGATACTCAAGGTCGGTCCGAAGAATATGTTCGAGTCTACATCGACGGAGAATACGGACTATCCAGTTCTGGACTTCCTGTTTACAAATACTTCAGACCAGATTACCATATGGCCACTTCAAGACTCCGGCACATATCCAACGGAGTACGTCCGATTATTGTGGGAATGGACCTCGGACTCACCCCCGCCGCCGTTATTGGGCAACAGGACCCACGCGGGCGTGCATTGATTCTGGCGGAAGCTGTCAGCTTCGACATGGGCGTTCAACGGTTCACGCGACAGATACTCAAGCCTTTACTCTACGAACGGTTTACGGGTGCACCAGTGGTCGTCGTTACCGATCCTGCTGGCATACAAAGGGCGCAGACGGATGAGCGCAGCGCGGTCGACATCATCAAGGCTGAGGGGCTCAAGGTCATGCCTGCCCGGACCAACTCGGTGGCGGCGCGCATCAACGCAGTGGACGACTACCTCATGCGGCAGGTGGACGGCGACCCTGCCTTTCTGGTTGACCCACGGTGCACGCATCTCAAGGCCGCTATGATGGGGGGCTATCGCTACAAGCCCAAGGGTGACGGGGTCATCGATAAGAACAACCACTCTCACTGCTTTACTGCTGGGACTCTCGTGGAGACTTCGGCGGGAGCGACGCCTATCGAGCAAATCGCCATTGGCGACAAGGTGCTTACGCCATTCGGCCTGCGTCCGGTCACGGCGACCATGAGCCATGAGGCGAGCGTCTTCACTAACATCAGTCTGGCAGATGGAACGATCATAACATGCACTCCAGACCATCCATTTTATACTGAGCGGGGGGTTGTGCTTGCTGAAGATTTGCAGTACACTGATGTACTGTTTAACTTCGGGAGCACGGAATGTCGCGACGGAAATGGCCAGTCCACGAGTTCAACGGAGTGCGGTACTACCGCAAACCGCCGGGGTATTATAAATCAGACCGGGCACAGCACGGTGGAAGATACCTGCACCAAGATGTTTGGGAGCACCACAACGGCCCTATACCGGCGGGCATGTGCGTCCATCACAAAGATCACGACCGGGCTAACAACACTTTGGAGAACCTTGAACTCCTCAGTGAGTCGGATCACGCTAGACTACATATGGAGCATCGGGCTGAGCATAATCCCGATTGGTTTCTCCCCGGACTGGATAAAGCCAGAATCGCCGCTGCTGAGTGGAGACGGAACTACGCTCGAACTGAAGAGGGGCACCGGCAACTACAGGAGCAAGGACGGGCTAGCTGGCGGCATCGCGAAGCCTTATCCCACATCTGCGCCCATTGCGCCGCACCGTTTGAGCGCCTTCGTGGAGCAAACAAGCGCGGATATTGCAGCCCTTCATGCCAGACAGCGGCGCGGGTCGCCAGCGGAGTGGACGACGAAGTGCGGCAATGCGTTGTATGCGCAGGTGATTTCAAAGTTAATCGCTACCGGAAGACTAAGACGTGCTCCAAAGATTGTAAGCGTAAGCACCAGTCAGCAGTCGCCGCAGCGCGTATACGATCTGACAGTAGCGCAGGCGCATAGTTTTTATGCTGCAGGAGTGTGGGTGTCGAACTGTGCTGAGGCGCTACAATACCTGATGCTCCATATTCACAGCGCCTCGGGCAGCACGCTTCTGGAGCGTCGGGAGATCAAGACTGTCTCGGCTGTAGGGTGGACATAGGACGCCAGTGGTGCTATTTGGACGACGGGAACCTCCCGTTTCCATTGCCTCTGACTCCCCGGTGGTCTCCACCGGGGCTTTTTCCGTGCTTGCACAACCGGTTGACATAGGCTAAGGTGCGCCCGACTTATTGACCAGAGGTGCCATATGGCTGATATTTCCCCGACGCGGTCCATTGTCGACGGTGTGCCCACACTACGGTGGGATGATATCACGACTTCGACGGATACGCCACTCAAGTTCGCAGTGACCGAACAGTGGGGGCTTGCAGGCTCAGTCCAGTTCGCCGGTACGTTCGGTGGAGCCACTGCCAAACTACAGATGAGCAACGACGGGACGAACTGGGTTGATATCAAGGACTTGCAGGGTACAGCCA